CCTTTTCGAATTTGAATTTTTCTATAGGTGACGGAAGGGTTTTCGTCTCCGACTTTATTACCTCCTAACCACAGCCGGGCTGTTTCGGTTGTGATCGGTGACTGAAAAACATAGTCAACCCTTACAAATTCATCGGAAGGGAAAGAGCTAATGTCGTTAAAATCGGGTGCATCCAATTGATATTGTCCACTGTCATCTTTTAAATAAATAAAATTGATATTAAGAGTGTTATTCCTTTTAACCTCGAATGATAGTGTATATTTTTCACCCTTAGTCAGCCTCAGGGTTGATCTATAGAAAGCACTAAAACCAAACCCGGGCCGCGTATCGTCCGCTTTTCTAGTGACAGTTACTTCGTTGAATTCCCCTTCTTTCACGCTCCATGATGCACCGTTGACGTTACCTAATTCACCCGGCCGCAATACTGAACCCGGCAAAATGTTGGATTCATCGAATTTCTGTGAAAGTTTTTCGGCCGTGACTGATAGATTGGCAAGTTTTTCGGCCGTAACCGCCCCGAAAACGATGTCATCAGTCAAAATCCTTCTGGTAACGCCTGTAAATTCTTGTGTAAATGGGCTTGGCGTGCCGTGTGTATTGATCGTTCGCATTCGGTAATACCAAACTTGATCAACGCCCGGCGTATGCTCGTATCCGCTTAATTTACCGCTGAAAATCAAATTTTCATCCAAAGGCGTAAATCCTTTATTCGGCGATGCGAAAATCTGATATGCCGCTATATATGAACTTGGATTATAGTCCCATGTGATCGAAACCCCTTGGAATAAGGATTCGACTTTAATATTTGACGGAACAGGCGGCACTTTATCAGGGAAGCTCCCGTCACCGATCACCGGATCGCCGCCGTTGTCCCATTTGCCGCGATTTGTGTCAATTGTCGTTTCAAGCTCTTTGATCCGCTTTTCGGTTGAATACAGGTCTAAAAATTGCCCCATTTCTACCTGTGCCGTATTCACGGGATCAGACAGATCGTATTCTATTGCAATGACTCTCGTTTGAACCTCGATAGGGTGTCGAAAATTGTCGTCAATTGCGATCATTGTATCGCCAAGATCAACCGCCTCATGCTCATAACCCGAAATGTATTCAAGCAGTTCCAGCTTTAGAGAATAATTGACTTGCACCATTTCATGATTGATAAGCGCTTCATAGGTTTTCCTGAGCAATTCGGCCGGGTCTTGGATGCTGTCATCTTGCCATTTCTGGAACCGGTGCCGCTTGGTCTTGCCGTCGTACATAATTCGGCCAAACTTCTCCAAAAGCTCAGGGTCGCCGACCCACTCTTGCCCTTTCGGCTTGTCTACCGGGTCGCCGTTCGCTTTGACCCATTCGACATCTGAGAAATCAATATAACGGGTGTTGCCGCCGCCTTCGGTTTCAAGGCTTGCGCCGTAACCGTACAGGGCTGTCACCGGGTAACTCAGTACCGTTCTTGTGATTTCCTGAATGTCTTTATCGATTTCCGCACGCTTCCCGGTGTCTTGGCCGCGTCGGGGCAGAATATGGATCACTCGATCAACGATATTGTCATTTTCATCGAAAACAACTTCGTCATAATACTCGCCGCCCCATATCTGCAATATCTGGTTGATGGCTTCCATGACACTGATGCGATAAAAATTTGTGGAATGCAAGCCAAGATCGACCGGAACATTCGCGCGCCACCTTGTACCCTCAAGAATACGGTCAAGAACGTACTGGGCTGTTCTATTTTGCGGCCTGATGTCGGTCACAAACTCATCGTATAGCTCTGACAGTGCCGGCTCACAATAGGCCCTAATGCGTGCATTCGCGCCGTCGTCGGCGTCTTCCAGCTCTTTTATAACGAAATTGCGTTTTCTTCCTCTCCTGTCCTCGAAAACGACCTGATTCTCCGGTTTTATATGAACGCTATCCTCGTGATCTGCGTCCGCGACAAAAGAAAAAGAAGAACCGACATTCAGTTCTTCTCGAAATGGCGCATCATAGAAACGACATGCTTCTTTTGCTTCGCTTGATATGATTGTTTGTTTTTTGTCCTTGTCGTCCAAAATCCACATATCGGCCATAAACGCACCCCCTTACATATACGCCTTGTTAAATGAAATACTGCTTTTGTGTGTTGTGTTCACGGTGATTTCTCCGACCGGGATATTAAACCATCTTGAGAGCATAAGCAGCGCATTCATGTTTACTTTGCCGTTGATGATCACTTTTCTCTTTTCAAAATCAATTACAAGGGTGTCCCCTTTAATGAAGTTGAAATTTACTTTTATCCGCTTTTCGATTGTTTCGTCTTCTTTCAACAACTGAATTTCATAGGTAGATGCGTCCGACTCGAAAACGCATGTAATAGTCGGTGTAACCGCCCTTTTCCCATCGTTTTTTACCACTGTAGGGCTATTTGTTTCAGTTGTGACAACCGTTTCAGCCGCTTCCTTTTCGGGGTTCGGGCATACAAATGTGAGTGTCACTTTATAGACACCGTTTTGTCCTTCGCTCTCTTGTGCTGTGCTGAATACGGCGTAATATGTTCGGTCTGGCTCATCTGAAAAGATCAACGCTTCTTCCTTGTCTGTCGAAAGGATATAATTTATTTCTTCTAATATCTTTCGTAATTCCGCATCGTTGGCCGCTATAAATAAGGTGTCAATCTCGATAGTGCGTTCCGTGTATCTTACGCCCTTTAATTTAGCGCCATCGACACCCGGCAAGGAAACTAAATTCAGCTCCCTGCCGACAATGCCGCGCCCTCTGTCGTTGATCACGAAAAAGTGATCCGTCAGGGTGTAWCCGTTGAATTTGATCCAATAGTCTACCTCTTGAATCGTTTGGCCGAATGCGTCATCTATTGCCGTTGTCAGTATCTTTTTGTAATCGATCATCGGTTTATGGTCGTCCTCCTTCCGTCTGCACGGCTCTGGAACTCTTTCACGTATTTGTACGTGCCCCGACCMACTTCTCGGCCGTCCATTTCAATAATGATCGGCTGATCTGAAAGCTCGAAATCACTGACCTCTGCCTCGATCTGACCGCGGACATCGCTTAATGTGCCGCTGCTGAGGGATGTGTCATAGGCGAATGTCGTTTGTTCTGGCGTAAACATGGTGAGCTGCGCCATTTTCTGAGTAGCTTTATCTACAAGGCCGCGCGCTTTGTCGATACCAACAGCTACACCGGCCGGGATCATTTTTCCGACATGATCGCGCATCCATCGTGAAGGCGAGTGAATGTTGAGTAATCCGGTGATTTTCTTCTTAACCCCGTCCGCGATGTCGCCGACTTTCCGCCAGACGGCATTTGCCATGCTTCCGATACCGTTAATCAATCCTTGAATGATGTTCTTTCCGATCTGTTTCAGGTCGACCCCCTTCAAGAATTTAACGGCGTTATTCCAGAGATTCTGGATCGTGCTTTTGACATTCTTCATGACGGTCGAGACAACATTTTTCATGTTATTGAAGTTATTCCGGACACTCGACCAGATATTTTTTGCCGCATTTATGACTACTAATTTGGCCGCATTCCAGACGGTTGTCAGGACGGATTTGACTGCATTAAAAATTGTTGTCGTTACAGTCTTGAATGTGTTCCAAGTGGTTTTTACTGCGTTCCACAGCCCTTTTACGAGATTCACCACGGTATTTTTAATACCGCTCCAGATAGAACTAAGGAAGCTTTTGACCCCGTTAAAGATCGTTGTTGTCACTTTCTTGGTTGTATTCCACTGATTTTGCACAGCGCTGACCAAACCCTTAACGAGTGACGAAACCACCGTTTTAATGCCGTTCCAGATTTGCTTTGCCCCGTTGCTAATGTTCGTCCAGATTTGCTTTAAGTGGCTGGCGAATCCTTTAAAATCGCCTTGTACAAGGTCGATGACAAGCAGAACCGGGCCAAGGATCGCATTTTTTAAAACTTGCCATGCGCCTTTTGCAATATTAGTGATACCGTTCCAGATGCCGGAAAGGGTTTGGGACATAATCGAAAAGTGATTTTTCACACCGTCTACAATGCTCGTGACGACGCCGATCAACGTTGTTTTGATCGTATTCCACACGGATGACACCGTGCTAGATACCGTGTTCCAGATGTTTGACAGCGTTGTGACTATGACGTTAAAAGTCGGGCCGAAAACCGCGACAATTCCGTCCCAAATCGGCTTTACTAAATTCATGAATCCAGTCCATGCTGCTTGCGCTGTCGTGGTGATTCCTGACCATAAAGTTGAGAAGAACGAAGACAGGCCGCCCCATGCTGTTGACGCAAGTTCGACTATTCCAGACCAAAGGCCGGAAAAGAACTCAGATATTGAGTTCCACGCCGCTATCGCGTTTGTTTTAATTCCTTCCCATAAACCTACAAAGAACTCGGAAATCGGTTTCCAGTTTGTAATGATCAGATAAGCCGCTGCCGCAATGGCTGCCACAACCATTAGAATAGGATTGGTCAAAAATGCTTTTCCGACCATCCCGATGACTGAGCCAATCCACTTTATCGCCGTCCCTAATTTTTTCACCGTGCTTATTGCATCTTTCCATTTAAAAGCCGCTGAAAAAGCGACAGTTAAAGGCGTTAACGCTCTGAAAAGGCCGCCGAACGTGATGAGATAACCGATCATTTGACCGATAATAGGGTTTGTTTCCATCATCGAATTAGTGAATTTCAAGAATCCTGTGACCATTTGCAGGATTTGCGAACCCAACGGCGCCATGCCGACACCTAAGTTAACAATCAAGTCCCTTAGTTGCCCGATCAGTGACAGCACTGTCGGTGTGTTTTGTCGGACGTAATTGATAAATTCTTGGAAGCCTTTCGATTCGCTCAGGCTGTTTCCCCATTCTTTAAAGCGTGCTGTAAGATTTACAAGTCCGGTCAGCATGTCCGCACTCATCGGCGCGAATGCTGTAAACATTCCGATTAATCCCGACCCGATGTTTTTAAGGATCGTCAGCAGCTTAGGGCCGTTTTGCTGAACGTATTGAATAAACGACTTGAATTTATCTGATCCTGAGAGACTTGCTGTCCATTTCGCGAATGCTTCGGACGATTTCAACATACTTTGTGACATCTGCTGTCCCAACGGCCCAAAAGCAACCATCATATTTAAAAAGCCGCGCAAGTAGTTCCCCATCGTTTTAACTGTCGTGGCGAATTGCGGGCCGGCGTTTTTATTCATATAATCGAAAAACTTTTTTACATCAGGAGCATTCAAAGACTTTTGAAAGCTCTCAGATAGTTCAAGTCCAGCCGCCGCAACAGATTTAAACATCGGCCGCAGTGTGTTAAGAACGGATTTGAAGCTATTCAAAGAGTTTGTGAACGTCTTCAAGATCGGCTTTTGTGTTTCTTGGGCTATCTCGCGCCAGTTTGCTTTGAAGTCCTCCAAAGTGTCGAGCGCCTTCCGTTCTTCTGCGCCAAGACTTTCCTGAATCGCCTTGATCTTCTCCATGATCTTGGCGCGCTCTTTCAGGTCTGTTGTTTCGTCCAGTTTTTGCTGAAGCTTTGCCAAGTCTGAAGAAGCTTTGAAAACCCCGCTAATATTGGAAATGGCTAAAGCTCCAAACGCTCCGGCGCCTGCTGCCGCTGTCCCGAATGAACTCGCCAGCCCCATAAGACCGCCGGAAGCCACGCCGATGACCGGCCCTAATGACCCCAAAGCCGCCGTTAATGACGCTATCACCGGCACAAGAGCCGGAAATATCGACATTTTCATGCCGCTGAAGGCGTTCCCGAATACAGTCTGAAAGTCGTTTATTACCCTGCTTAGCCGGGCCATCCTGCTTTCGAAAACGCCCATCCGCCGCTCGGCCTCTTTAAAATTTTCTTTAACAGTCACGGTGATTCTATTCGGGATGCTTCGGGCTAACGCCTTAACTTCGCCCATTTTGCGCTTAAATTTACCTATTTCCGCATCGACAATCGCTGTGAGGCGTTCGATCATAGCCTTAACCCCCTTTCTTATTGAAATCCGGAAGGGTGATCGTTTTAAGGGCATCTGTCGCGCGTTTTAGGGCATTAGGGTTAACACCAAGGCTCCGCGCATTGCGCCAGCCGTCTTCCTCGTTGTCCACCATCTTCCGGGCTTTGTCAGCGTCAAACATCTTTTTAGGGGTCACACGCCCTTTTTTATTCAAAGCGTATCGATGGAATAGGGCGTTCTTCGTCAACAATTCCATTTCATCGATCTGCCGATATTGCGCGCCTTTTAAAAAGAGCTTATACTCGTGCGGCGTCCACGAAAGTATAAGCTCTGGATCATGTATATTGAGATAACGTGCAGCATTCAAAATAACTGCATCATAGTTTACTTGTTCATCTCTTTCCTTAGTTTTTCGAGTTCCGCCATCATTTCCTTGGCGTCCTCGCGCTCCTGCTTCCGTTTCAGGAATTCCGCTTCCGTCTCCCCGACTCTCTGTTTGATCTCCTTCTTGAGAACGTCGAAGTCTTGCCAAATT